ATCATCAGATTGAGTCCGCCTTACCCCCACCCACCTTCCACTTTTCGACACGTTCTGTTGACGTGTCTATACTTTCGACATATTAGCTAAAACATGGGGCACTTAACACAGGAAACGCTAAACGAAGATATGCTTACGTTAGGCGTAGGTAGATACAGGTCAAAGGTAGAAAGCGCAAAAGGACGCGAAGCTGAAGTAGAAACAAAATATGGACAAGCGTTAATGCGGAACGCTCTCCCTCTATACACTGAAAAAATAGAAAAATGGAAACAAGAGGTTTCAACCTACCCAACTCCCGCTAAGTACCAACTGGATATTCAAGAGCTTCCTTCAAAAGTAATCTCCTTCATTGCGGTAAAATCCATTATAGACAGCATCACAAAAAGACGCTCTTTAGCCCAAGTAAGTATTTTTCTAGGCGCTCGTATTGAAGACGAATTACGCTGTAGGTTTTTGCTAAAAAATAATGAGGCAAAAGGCCAAGGGATTCTTTTAGGGGCTAGGAGAAGAAAGGGGTTAAAAGCAAAAGTCAGGCACGTTCGCTCTTCGATGAAGAACGAAGCAAAGAAAGGTTTAATGCCTGAGTTTGAGAAGTGGGGGACGAGAGATAAGCTCAACATGGGACTAAACGCTGTAGAACTTTTCAGGTACTGCACTGGTTTAGTCGAATACGTCTATGTTTTAGAACGCGCAGGGAGAAAACCTACAAGATTTGTGGCTCCCACTAAAGAACTGCTCGAATGGATTGAGGAGTATAATGAAAAGAGAGAACTGGTCGAACCATTTTGGTTACCTACTGTCGAAACGCCTGAACCGTGGACAAACATATGGACAGGCGGTTACCCAGACGATGAAAGACTACCTACGTTATCTTTTATCAAGAGCACTAACATGGATTACCTCCGTTCCATTGAAGGACCCCTCAAGGAACCAATGGAAGCGGTTAACCTCATCCAACAAACGCCTTGGGAAATAAACTCACAGGTTAAGGAGGTGATGGAATGGGCGTGGGACAACAACGTAACCATAGGCGACATTCCAAACAGGAAAGACGAAGAGTTCCCTCCGCTTCCAAAAGACTTTAAGACAAACAAAGAAGCCAACACAAACTGGCGCAGGGCTGCTGCAAAAATATACGACCTCAACCTTTCTACCAAGTCGCGCCGATTACTCACCGCCAAGGTGCTGCACTTAGCGAAAAAGTTTGAAGGCAATAGGTTTTTCTTTCCTTCTAATGTTGATTGGAGAGGGCGCGTCTACAACATCCCCGCCTTCCTTAACGTACAAAACGCTGACCCATCTAGGGGGCTCTTGCAGTTCTACCGGGACGAGAAGATTAAGGACAAGGAGTCAGCTCGATGGCTGGCGATACATGGAGCGAACACTTATGGGTTTGACAAGGTTACACTAAGCGAGCGCGAGAGCTGGGCTTACGACTACGCTCCTGAAGCAGAGCGCATAGCGGACGACCCCACGAGTGTCTTGTCTTGGAAAGATGCTGACAAACCGTGGCAGCATTTAGCTTGGTGTTTCGAGTGGGCTGAATACATAAGGAAGGGTTCCGTAAAAACTAAACTAGCTTGCGCCCAAGATGCCACCAACAACGGGCTGCAATTACTCGCTTGTCTAACTAAATGTGAAGACACCGCATACGCAACTAACGCTGCTCCCACGCCCTACCCCCAAGACATCTACGCTGTGATTGCGGAGCGTGTTGTAGTGAAGTTGAAGAAGGACGTAGCGAATGGGGACAGCATGGCAGCTAAGTGGCTCGCCTTTGGTATAGACCGCAAAGCCACGAAGCGCCCTACTATGGTATACCCTTACGGAGGTACGTTCTATTCATGTAGAGCCTATGTAGATGAATGGTATCAAGACAGGCTCAGAAAAGAACAAGCGACCAATCCCTTTGGAGAGGGAGAAAGGTATAAGGTTACTGGTTATTTATCCAAGCACGTATGGCGCTCTATTCACGAGGTGTTCGACCGCCCCACTAAGTGCATGAAGTATCTACAAGAGGTAGCGAAGGTGCTTACTCGCGCTGGTAAAGATGTTACGTGGGTGAGCCCTACAGGGTTTCCTGTTCTACAGCATTACACCAAGCAGGTCAGTAAGTCTGTCTCGACGCAGATTTCAGGAGAGGCTACATGGGTAAACTTCAGGGACAGCACTGATGAGCTGAGCTTGGCAAGGGCTAAACAGGGTATCTCCCCTAACTTCGTTCACAGCATTGACGCTAGTATCCTAGCGAAGACGGTAATCGAGGCAAACGCCCGTGGAATATGGGACTTTTCGTGTATTCACGACTCGTTCGGTACCCACTCAAACAAGTCCCAAGACCTAGCAGACGCCATAAGAAAATCAGCTTCCGACATTTTTTCCGTTGACTTGCTGGAAGAACTGGACAATTCCTTGCGGCACTCCAACCCCGAGTTGGAGTTCCCAGAGTTACCTGAGTATGGAACCTTTGACCCAACAACAGTCAAGCATAGTCAGTATCTCTTCAGTTAGAACAAACACTAATAACAACACATAATGAGCAAGAACGCCATTAAACTAGTAAGCCCTATTGGGACCGCAGTATACCCGAAACTTGTACACCCTGACACCGCCTTCGATGAAGCGGGAGTTTACAGCTGTAAGCTTCACGTTACGAAGGAGGAGTTTGAGGAGTTCAAAGCTAAGGTAGACCCTCTTGTTGAAGCCGCCTACAAAGCAGAGTGCGAGAAGCAAGGTAAGGAAGTTCGTAAAGCACAATCCAACCCGGTCAGAATCACTGACGATGGGGACTATGAAATCTTCGCCAAACAAAAAGCGAAGGTCATCACTCGTAACGGAGAGACGTTGGAGTTCAACATCCCTCTGTTCGACAGTCAGGTTAAGCCTATCCTTGACCAGCCTAAGATTGGCTCCGGTTCAAAGATTAGGATGAGTATGACTTTTAATCCTTGGTTCGTTTCCTCTCAAGGGTTCGGTTATACCTTGCGCTTGAGAGAGGCTCAGGTTCTTGAGCTTGTTGAATACTCTTCAGGTAGCGGTGCCTCCAGCTTCTCAGCAGAAGCAGAAGGTTACACCACAAGTGGAGAAGCCTTCTCAGATGTCCTGAATGACGAAGAAGAAAAAGTCTCGCCGTTCTAAGTCGGGCTTTCGTTCGCGTTTCGAGGAGAAGGTAGCGAGTCATTTAGATAAGATGGGCGTTGCCTTCTCCTACGAGACCGAGAAGCTGACCTACACGGTCTTTAGAACCTACAAGCCTGACTTCATCCTACCCAATGGAGTCATCGTAGAAGCTAAAGGCTACTTCACATCAGCAGACCGGACAAAGCATCTACGAGTTCGTGAAGCACACCCTGAGTTGGACATTCGATTCTGTTTCCAGAACGCGAAGAACCGCCTCAACAAGAGCAGCAAGACAACCTACGCTGACTGGTGCGACAAGAATGGATTTGAGTGGTGCGAGAAGGTCATACCACTGACATGGGTTTCGTAAACACACACCAGCCATGCGAGGAATGCGGGAGCAGCGATGGATTAGCCATCAACGAAGACGGGAGCACCAAGTGCTTTGTCTGCGGACTGTTCACGCCTCCTTCTGGCGAACAAACATACACACAAGAAATGAGTACAACAGCGGGGACGGTCCCCCAATTCCTACAGGGGGACTTCATGTCCATCCCTACAAGAGGCATACACAAGGAAGTATGTCAGCGGTATGACTACCGCATCGGTTCCCACTTAGGGAAAGACTGCCACATCGCTACCTACCGAAACCCGGAGCGTAGTATTGTAGCCCAGAAGGTCCGCTTTGAAGGTAAGGACTTCACCGCCATAGGTAGTCCCACTTACTTCTGGGGTCAGCACCTATGGCCCAACGGAGGTAAACGGCTGACGGTTACTGAAGGTGAGATTGATTGCCTTACAGTAGCTCAAGTAGTTGGGGAAGGTAAGTGGCCGGTGGTTAGTTTACCTAGTGGAGCGCAATCAGCTAAGAGCGTTTTCAAAAAGCAGCTGAAGTGGTTGGAGAAGTTTGAGGAGATTGTCCTCATGTTTGACAACGACGACGCGGGTAACAAAGCAGCGGAGGAGTGTAGTCATATCCTACCTGCTGGTAAGTGTAAGATTGCACACCTAACCATGAAGGACCCCAATGAGATGCTCATGGAGGGCCGTAGTCGAGAGCTGGTAGACGCTTACTGGCAAGCCAAGGTATGGAGACCTGATACAATCATGGAGGGCTCCGACCTGTTCGACCGTCTGACCACAACCAAGGTGAACGATAGCGTTCCTTACCCTTGGGTAGGGCTTAATGAGAAGACGCACGGGCTGCGTCTTGGAGAGATTGTCACCGTGTGCGCTGGGTCAGGTATTGGTAAGAGCGCTGTTACCAAGGAGATTGCTCACCATCTAATCAGGAATACCTACCGCAAGATTGGCTACATCGCCTTAGAGGAATCCATTGAGCGAACAGCCAACTCCATCATAGGACTGGAGATGAACAAGCTCCTTCACCTTGAGCCCATCAAGGTGGATGAAGATTACAAGACAGCCTTTAAGGAGACTGTGGGTAACGGACGTATGTTCTTCTACGACCACTGGGGTTCCCTTGAATCAGAGAACCTACTGAACCACATACGCTACATGGCTAAAGCTCTGGGCGTTGAGTATATTGTCCTAGACCACCTTTCCATTGTTGTCAGTGGTATAGACAGTGGAGACGAAAGGCGGCTCATCGACAACACGATGACCAAGCTACGTGGACTAGTTGAGGAGTGTAAGCTTGGGTTGGTATTGGTTAGTCACCTCAAGCGTCCTGACGGGCGAGGCCATGAGAACGGAGCAGAGACCACACTAGCTCAGCTAAGAGGTAGCGCGGCTATAGCTCAGTTGTCCGACTGCGTTGTTGGGCTAGAGCGTGACCAGCAAGACCCAGAGTCGCGTCATCTAACAAACGTGCGCGTCTTGAAGAACAGGTTCAGTGGAGACACGGGCCTAGCAACCACACTTCGTTATAGCCAAACGACAGGCAGACTGGTAGAAGCGGAGATTACACAAACACAAGAAAGCAGCGATGATGAAGAAACCCCCTCTTTCTAAATGGAATATAATAG